ATTGACTTACTGCACCCAATACAGTACAATACTTACACACATTAACGCTAGAGAGGTTTCTATGAGAAAATATAAAATAAAAGTTATAGACAAAGCTTTTAAACGGGCAAATTTAAGGAAAGCTATAACCCTGGCTGAAACAGAACATAGTGTCGCTAAAGCTGCAGCAAAGCTAACAACTTATTCTAAAGATGGTGAGGTTATTGGTATACAGATAATTAGGTCAGAGAAATCATATTTTTTCGCTAAAGAAGATGGTAATATGAAAAAGATACCACTAACCGAAGCATACCTAAGAAGCCAGCTAGATGTGAGATGTAAGTGAAAAACTACATATCAATCTGTAAAAATATTATCCAGCAAAATAATAAACGAAACTGGGTTGACCCACAGCCCACGATCCGCATAAGCAACACACCTTCGGGTAAAGTTCAGAAACGCTGCCATGCAATTGGCATTGTGGATGCAGAAGGTAAGGTTGTGGCTAAGTTGATTTCCACTATGGATGGCAAACCAATTATTAAGTGCGGGGCGAAGGTAGCTCTTATCACTGATTACCAAGTTATAGAGATAGCCTGATACCCACACAATTATCCACAAAAATCCAACCACACATGCACCCAGTACATATTATAGGTGTAATAGGCTTATAACTACACTCGAATTACACCTATTTTATATAAAAGCCCTCTCAATCGCTGGAATCGCATTCGGTATATTATTAATAATATGGTTTCTATATTAATAATAATATACGTGCAGAGAATAAACTTGCTAATCACCGCAAAATTTCTATAATAATTTTTTGCAATTTAACCAAACGAGGGAAACGTTATGGCTAAAATAAAACTAGGTGATAAGGTACGTTGTAAAGTGTCAGGCTTTGAAGGAATTGCAGTGACACGCTCTCTGTATCTAAACGGGTGTGAGAGGTGGGATATCCAGCCAAGGGTGGACAAAGATGGGAAGCCCCAGAAGGGAATTTATGTAGATATACAACAGTTGGAAAGAGTAAAAGAGAAGGCTGTAGAGGTAAAGTCTGCTAAAACTGGTGGTGCTATGGGTATTTCGGAACCAGATTACAGCTCATAATTTTATGGTGGTGCGAGCCTAGCGCACTAGGACGGGAGATAGGTGTAAAACCTTGAAACGCAAGAGAGAGGTAAGTACCCAATCTTACCATCACCCTACCCAATTTAAAATAAGGAATTGTTATGGAAATTAAAGATATAGCTAAAATTTGTCACCAAGCTAACAAAGCTTTTCAAGAAGCTATTGGTGAAGCGAATGTCAGCCCACATTGGGATGATGCACCTGAGTGGCAAAAAGAAAGTGCTGAAGCTGGTGTAAAAACCAAAATAAACAACCCAGAAATAACTCCTGAACAACTACATCAGAAATGGATGGACACTAAACACGCTGATGGTTGGGTTTGGGGTGCTACCAAAAATGAAAAACTTAAAACACATCCATGTATGCGCCCATACGACCAGCTACCAGAAGTCCAGAAAGTGAAGGATCAGTTATTTGGTTCTATTATCGAAGCCGTCAGCAAAGCTGCTTAACAATTTATGGTGGGGAATTTCACAGCCTAGAATCTTTGGGGATGTGCATATCTTCAGAGGCTAAAAGTGAGAGGCCGTTGCAGTAGACGATCGTTATATAGAGCTACCTCGGAGTAACAGAGGATTTTGGTAGTCCTCCCCTGCCTGCCCAACTTAAAAAGGAAAGTAAAATGGAATATATTTTTTATGGATCACTTTTACTAGTTACCTCATTTACTATCTTGGCCATAAGCAGGGACGCATTGGCTGTGTTCAATAACCAGAGCAGAGAAAGCATGTGGGAGCTTGTTACAGTCTTCTTTCTTACCACACTTGTTTGTGTTTGGATACCTACAGCGGTAGTCTACCATAAAACTGCAGGTAGACAGGGGGTGGTGAACAAGCAAGCACCTATCATAGCCCACTATCAGAAGTATGTGTCTGAGTTAGAAGACCGTATGGGGAAGATAAAAGGTCAAAACATGTACACTTTCAATGCTGATACACCTGTGGCTGCTCTGGTACAAGGACATATGACGGCCAGAAACAAATTGCTAGAAGCAGAAAAAGCAATTGACCAAGCAAAACTGGAGATAGAGCAAACCAGACTAGGGTTCTATGGCTACGTAGTGCCTTGGGTAGTGGGAGAAAAATAATGACCCACGAACTGTCATTTGTACTCGGGGTAGTTGCTGGAATAATCATATTTGGGGTTACGCTTTTATTAACTTCAGATTTACCCAACAGAGTAGATGTAAAACTGTGTATGGATAAATCTAACTACGAACTTTGTATGGAACGCCTTGGCCATAAACTATAACACGTCAAATATGGCTGGTTAACCCTTGGTCTCGGTGTTAATACGCTAAAAGTGACAGGTTATAACTCGTTAACAGCTGACATACGAGCTATAGCTTGCTTTTCTATAACTCAATGGCTAATATATTATCCGTCGTGTAACCTAACAGTTATGCACGGAAAACTCGGCAGGGCGGTCGTTTGGGAAGAGCGGCCGTTTTGTTGTTTAGCCTTTACAATAACCCCTATTATCCTTTACAATAACAACACCGGTTCATGGCGTGCTATGAATACTCTGTGGGAACCACTATGGCAGAGGTTTGAGTCCTTTCATAAGTTCCCCAGAGCCTTAAATTCCTAGTTCGCTGGGACTCAAAGAGGGGTTGACAAAGCCTCTCTTTTTTCTATAATACGATTCATACTTTTTAACCCCGCTTTGGCGGTGTTTTTGAAGAAAGTGTTTCCATAATTTGAGAGGTTGGTGGGTGTCCCCCTGCCAACCTTTTTTATTGACTTATAATAAAAACAATATATCCTAACCCCTGCATATATCATTACTTGTAAGATTAAAAATCAGAAGGCCTGTTATACTCTCTTGACAGGCCTTTTTCTTTATCATATCCTGATAGTTCATAACGTATTGCAAAGATCGGATGACCGTCGTGTCTTATTTGACATGGCGGTCTTTTTTATCTACCCTATACATATGATCGGTCAAAAAGATAAACAGGGTCATAAGGCAATTGAAAAGGGTCACCCTGATCCAGCGGTCAAAAAGTTTCAAGAGCATAAAGAAAACATCGAAACGCTCTCCGGCCGAAACTGTCGGCATAATTTTTACGAAAAAAAGAATCCAAAAGGCCATTTAACTTTCCGTTGTCGGAAGTGTAAGGGTGAAGTAGATTCAAATAGTTATTACTGGTATGTACTCGGGCGGAGCCATGGCTAATAATGGTCTTAAACAATTAAATAGTATGATGCAAGAAGGTCGGATCGTCACTTTAAAAGAGAAAAAACACGATGAAATAGACCCTGGCTATAGAAATGCTTACCAGGTTATAAGAGTAACCAACGGAGGGAAGGTCGCGCTTATGTTAAATTTATATTCTAGAACAACCCATTGGGTTAACCGGCGCAGCCTATATGGCAAAGTTAAATTTAGGGCGGTCGAGTAATGCATCCAGAAGAAGAAGCAGCAGTACATTTGGCGAAAAATCAGTTTCACCATTTTATCCCATATTGTTTTTACACAATCAACCCACCACCGTCTGTGTTCACTGGCAACTGGCATTTGGATTATCTGGCCTACACCTTATCCAGAACACTACCAGCTCCATTCAACCCAACGCCCGACCACCGTATCCACCGCCTGATTATCAACGTGCCTCCACGTACCTTAAAAACGGAAATGACGGCCGTTGCTCTACCCGCCTTCATACTTGGCCATATGCCTCACGAGCGGATCATCGGGGCCTCGTATTCAGGCCGTCTGGCTGAAGATGCTAACTCTAAGACACGGGATATCACCCGTCAGCTCTGGTATCAGCAAATGTTCCCCGACTTTGAAGTTGATAGTACGGGTAGTGTTACCGGTATTAAGAACAAAGATACTGGTGTACACTTCGAAACTACGAAGAAAGGTCACCGTTTTGCTACATCAGTAGGTGGAACGGTGACAGGTATTGGTGCAAACTACATAATTGCTGATGACCTACTTAACCCAATGGAAGCCAGTTCAACACTACAACGGGAAAGATGTAATGACTGGTTCGATGAAACGCTGGTTCAAAGGCTTAATGACCCTGTTAATGGGGTTATTATTATGATTATGCAGCGATTACATGAAAACGATCTGACTGGACACCTGTTAAAAAAGAATAAAGAGCTTCCACCGGACAGGAGATGGCATCATGCATGTTTTCCAGCCATATGTCAGGAACCAAAGACATATGAGTATTATGGCAAAACAAAACACTGGGAGAAGGGAGAGCTACTGTTTCCAGCTCGTTTGAGTGCAGAAACACTTGCAATCAAACAAATCGAGGCTGGAGTCTATGGTTATGTGGGTCAATACCTGCAGCAACCAGCTCCGAAAGGAGGTTCTATTGTACAACTGGCCTGGTATCAGAGGTATGAGCAATTGCCCGAACGATCAAAAGTTAAAAGGGTTATACAGAGTTGGGATACAGCCCAGAAAGCGCAGGCGGGTAATGATCCAAGTGTGTGCGAAACATATTTTGAGATGGATAATGGATATTATCTTGTCGATGTTTTTAGGAAAAAGATGGAGTACCCAGAGCTTAAAGACGAAGTTATAAGAAACGAGAATAAATGGAAACCTAATGCAATTTTGATTGAGGATAAATCTACCGGCAGTTCACTTCTACAAGATTTCACAACAGGCGATCAGAAAATACATAAGTTTCCAGTGATAAAAATTGCTGTAAATAGAAACAGTGGGGATAAGGTAGCTAGAATGAGTGCCCAGTCTTCGGTTATCGAAGCTGGCCAAGTGTGGTTACCAATGTACGCTCACTGGTTAGCAGATTTTGAATTGGAGATATCTATGTTTCCAGCATCAACAAATGATGATCAGGTTGACTCACATAGTCAGGCTTTAAAGTGGATGCGGGAAACTAACTACGTACAATATCGCGTGACATCAACATGATTTTACGATACAGTAAATGTGTCGGTGTCAACAATAAAATAAGGGTCGGTTAAAATGGTAGATAATTTTAATGAGTTCCAATTAGGGCTTGAATCTCCCCCAACAGTATTTGAAACAGTAACTCCAAGTGATAGTGTAGCCTTGGATAATGTTACTCGTGCTCTTTGGGTAGGGACAGGTGGGGACGTAGCAGTTGTTAGCTTACTAGATGTTGTTACCATAATCCCAAATGTACAAGACGGGACATTGATTCCAGGGAGATTTAAACGCATAAACACTACAAACACAACTGCCTCCGGTATGGTCGGAGAGTCCTAAAATGCAAGTAAGCCTGAGTGTAAGTCCAACGGCTATCCCAGTGATCCAGCCCACACAAGGTAGAGGCGGTGGGGGGCCAATCGTCGGTCTTATTTCTGGAGTTGTAGAAAAGACGAGTAATGTTCTTGTTAACACCGATCTAACTGAATCCGGTACGTTAATAAGTAAAGACATAACTCAGTCTATGCTCTTAATGCAGGGTTACCATTCTGAGACAGGCAATACTCTACAAGATATGGATGCATCTTATATAAGGATGCTCAAGACTAGCGCTATAGCGTTCGACATAGATCGTGTTGCCGGGGATAATCAGTTTACTATATTTGGAACTGACATGCTGTTTAACCCATTAGTGGTTAAGCAGGTTAAAACTAACCTTGTAAATATTCCTTCGTCAGGGACTCCAAGCTTCGGGGTCAGTCCAGATATTACCGCAGATATTGATTTTACTATAGCCTTTAAGCCTGGTGGGCAATCGACTAATCAAGCTGTTGATACGCCTCGCGGCGTAGTTGCTCGGGTATTTGCAGAGGAAGGCGCTGGCGGTCCAGGGACAGTACGTGCAAAAGCAGCAACAGGGACAGGAACAAGTGACGTTCAAGATGTTCCTACTACGATGATAGAATTCCAACCTGCTGCAATTGTTTCTATAAATAAAATAGTTAAAACAAAACCTGGTGCAAATTTGTTTGTGGATGAAACGCTCGGAACTACTATCACAGACTTAACCAATGCAATGACCTTCCCCGGAGGGTCTACTACTGATACGACCGACGATGAAATTGGCCAGTATTGGACTAGTGTGAAATTATTGGATGTGGATACAGCTAGGGTAGAAGTGGGTGACACAGGTGCGAATACTATAACAACAGCCGCCTTTGTTGAATTCATCGACGGTATAGTTGATGTTCAAAGGTTTGATGTTGTTATGAACGATGTTAGTAACGTGCATCCAGTAACTATAACTAGTGTCGGCTCTGATATAACAAAAACATTCGTAATGATGTTAGGTGTTAGATTTAATTCAGGCGTAGCAGATAACACCCCCCATACTACTTTTACAGCAGGAGAAATTACTACTCCAACTAATGTAAATCTCACGAGGGGTACAGGCAACACTACCACTTTTGTAGATTGTGTGATTGAAGTAGTAACTAGTCTTTAAACAGAAATTGTACCCTAACCTCACGGGAAACTACTTTTTTATCCCACTCGCTTATATACCCCCCTTCAGGAAGACGGTACACAAGATCAAAATGGCATTTCCCGCCCGAGAAAAGAACGACAAAAACTAAATATATTCGCTTAAACATACTCTTTTAACCCCCTTCTAGACATAATTCTGTAAGCCCGGATCAACAAACATACGTGTTTGGGTATCTCAAACCTACCATCCAAGTAGCAGTATATAGTTCGTTCTTGCATCCCTATTTTTTCTGCTAGCTCTCCCCATGTCCAATCCATTTCCGATTTGAAATCTCTTAGGTCTTGGACTGTCATTTGCATGTCTGACGACATAATGTCTCCCTCAAAGTTAAATAATACTTATAGCATACTGTATTGAGTGCAGTCCTGTCAACTAAAAACCTTTTGTATTTAAAACAAGTATGCTAAGCTAAATTCAAATTACTTATTAGGTGTCTTTAAATGGGTCGGTCAATTAGAGAGATGCTAAGTCTCAATAATCTCAATATTTTCAAGACGTTAGAGGAAAAGGCTTCCACTAACACCCCAAGGTCACAACAATCTTCTTTTTTCGTAATCAGAGGATTGGACGGGACTGTTTTTGCGTTCAGGACTGTTTCATTAACAGAATTACTTAGAAACTATCGTGAGATAGCTCCTATCAACACTGCTATCGAGCGGATCGCTGATTCTGTTGCCGGGTTACCTTTAGCCCTAAAGAAAAAAGATAGTGACGAATTAATATTTGAGCACCCTTTCCTAGACCTGTTACGTCACCCGAATGACGACCGACAAAAAACTCAGTGTAATTATTTACACGATCTGGTTTTCTGGAATTACATGACTGGAGATGCATACACTATTGCTAGGGGGCCGGTTATACGTCAACCACTATCTGTGGAAGTGGTTAGCAGCACTTTCGTAACACCTATACGAGATCAAAGAGGATTTGCAGGGCGGTACACATTTTCTAATAGTTTCAAAGGTGAAGATTTTGACAGGGTAGAAGTAGCAGGGCGTAGAGCACGATTCATAGATAAAGATAATATTGCTGAACTATACGATATCATGCGGTTTAATCCAGAATTTGACTCAAACAGCTTAAGAGGAATCAGTGCTATTGAATCTCTTTTCTTTGAGATCAATCAATACCTGTTTTCTTCAAGACATAATCTAGGCTTACTCTCAAACGGTGCGCGTCCGTCAGGAGTGTTCACACTTAAAGCTAAAAAAGATGGTAGCGCTGCCCTGCTTTCAGATGAAGCTTATGAGAGGTTAAAAAACGAGATACAAACAAATTACATAGGTGCTACAAATTCAGGAAGGCCTTTAATATTAGAAGGTGGTATGGAGTGGCAACAAATATCTGTAAACTCCAAGGACATGGATTTTAAAGCATTAAAAGACGATGCTGAGAAACAAATTTATAAAAACTTAAATGTTCCTATTGAAATTATTATGGCTGAAGGAACTACTTTCAGTAATCGTGAATCCGCCAGGGTTCAATTTTATGAAGATGTGATATTGCCGTTAGCTACAGACCTCTTTATACATTTAGACAGGTTCTTGTTAAGTCGTTTCTCAAATTCGGAGAATTTAAGATTGGTTACAGATTTAGAAAAAATACCAGCACTGCTGCCCCGAAGGATGAAACGCAGAGAAGTTATAGAAAAAAGTATTGTCCTAACTGTTAACGAAAAAAGAGAAGAACTTGGCAGAGGCCCGATCGAGGGTGGAAATAAAATTACTGATCCTAATGGCAGACCTATTGCTGGCCCAGATGCGAAAACAACAGTACAGGCTTTTGATGATGATAAAGAAGGTTGGGAAATAAAAGAAGATAGTGAAGTGAATACAGAAGATAAGTCGGAAGATGAACCAGAGGGTTTATAAATTTAATTATGTGTGATATAGTTAATGCGAGGTCGGAGGTGTTATAATGAAAAATACAGGTATCGGTGTGCCTGACAAACTAATGGTCGGAAACTCTAAAACATCAGTTTTGTGTCGTAAATCTGCTATTCCTGCAGGCGATACCCTATCCCCAAAACCAGAAAATAAACAACACAATCTTTCAATAAAATTTGATATTAAAAGTGTACACGAAGATGAAGAAGAGGAAGATAAATTCGGATTCTTTGAAGGATTCGGTTCAACTTTTGGCAATATTGATCTCGTTAATGATCGAATCGAAAGGGGCGCGTTTAAGAAAACTCTCAAATCTGGCCACAAAATTAAGCTGCTCTGGCAACACTCTTCTGATGAAATTATCGGTACGATTGTTGAGGCGGAAGAAACAGACGACGGACTGTTCGTTAAAGGACGTATCAACCTCGGAACACAAAGAGGACAAGAAGCTTTAGCACTCTTAAAAGCCGGTGACATAGATACTATGTCTATCGGTTTCTTCATAAAAGATAGCGAACTCGAAAAAGATGGTCTTCGGGTTATTAAAGAAATAGACTTATTTGAAATTTCTCTTGTTACTTTTGCGGCTAATCCAGAGGCAGTGGTAACAGATGTAAAGAAAAGAGAAATAGTTTTCCAAGACCTTGACCTGTCAGAAAAAGATAGTCAATGGGACGCTGATGGAGCAGTTAAAAGAATTCAAGAATTAGAAGGGTTTGTTGACGAAGAAGGCAAGCCTACAGTGAAGTATAAAGAAGCATTTGTTTGGTTTGACCCAGAAAATGCTGACAACTTTGGCGCTTACAAGCTGCCTGTTGCGGATGTCATAGACGGGAAACTTACGGCTATTCCCAGAGGCATAATTGCAGCTGCAGGGGCATTACAGAGCGCAAGAGGTGGCATAGATATACTGGAGGCTGATAAGCTGAAGGCACGGAGCCACCTCGAAAGATACTTCGTTAAAATGCGAAAAGAATTTGATGACCAAACATTAGTAGAGCCTTGGAACGTAGTTATAGGCGACTTAGAAACATTGAAGGAGGTAGAAGGCTTCCTTCGAACAAGAGGTTTAACGCAGACAGAGGCTACAGCGATTGTATCCGCAGTGAAGCGTAACGTCAGTCAGGGTGAGCCTGACCAAAATGGAAATCAGGGCGAGCCTGACTCCGATGAAGTTGATCTTGCAATCGAAATTATTAAATTAACTCAACTTTATAAGGATAAGAAAAATGGCTGAAAATCAAAATGATAAAGATGCCCACTTGGCGCTCGCCGAACTTCGTAAAGAAGTAGAGAAGACGAACGCTGATCTAGGTAAAATTGATAAGCTTGAAGAAATCCTCGATAAACAACAGAAAAATAGTCAGGAATTGACCACTTCTCTAGAGGCAAAAGAAACAGCTAGACAGGAATTGGAAGCTGATACTAAATCACGTATCGAATTCCTTGAAGCTCTTATTTCCAAAGGTGGAAATGGTGCGGGTGCAGACGAAGTTTCTGCCGAATTAAAAGCTATGGATAAGTTCCTCCGTACTGGTGTGCATGGTCTAGGAGAGGAAGAACTTAAGTATCTTCGCTCTGACGTTGCTGCTGACGGTGGTATTCTTGCCCCGGCTGAGTTTCTAAGAGAAATTGTCAAGCCTATTACTGAGATTTCTCCAATGCGTCAGATTGCTCGTGTTCGCACAGCAAGTGCTGGTAAAATGGAACTTCCAGTACGTAACACTCTTGTTTCTGCAGAGTGGGAAGGCGAAGGTGAAACTGGTACTGACGATAACAGTAAATATGGATTGGAGAAAATACCTGTCAATAAACTTACTGTTACTGTTCCGATTACCATTGAAGAACTTGCTGATTCTGCATTTGATATGGAAGCAGAGATTAGTGGTGACATCGTAGAATCTTTTAATCAGAAAGAAGGTGGTGCTTTCATCTCTGGTTCGGGTTTTAAACAGCCTGAAGGTATTTTGACAAACACTGATCTTACTGGCGGTGCGCGTGTGTCAGGAAAAGCCACTGAGATTCAAATGGATGCCCTTCTGTTGCTCGCTGGCGATCTTAAAACAGGTTACACACCGGTGTATCTGATGAATCGTAGAACTACTGCGACCATCCGTACACTTAAAGACGGTGTTGGCCAGTATCTTTGGCAGGTTGGTAATATCGCTGCTGGTATCCCAAACACCCTTAACGGATTCCCACTTGTTGAGACTCCTGATATGGATGATATCGGTGCTAATACCTTCCCAGTTGCTTTTGGTGACTTCCGCATGGGCTATTTGATTGGTGATAGTCTTCGTATGGATATTATACGTGATCCATTTAGCCTTAAGAAATCTGGTAAAGTAGAATTTACCTTTACTCGCAGGGTAGGTGGTCAGGTAGTTAACGCTGAAGCAATTAAATTGCTGAAGATATCTACTTAGATATATAATTCGTGCGGGGCTTCGGTCCCGCACACATTGAAACTTAAGATAAGGAATTTGTAAAATGGTTGCATTCGATAGAGCCTTCTTCCAAAATCCCGAAGTAGCGTTGAACACTCAGGTTATTAACTCTGATACGACTACTGCGGGAACTATAATTGATACTGTTGGTTTTGAAGCTATTACTTTCTTCATGCAAGTTGGTGTTGTCACTAATGGTGACGTTGCTATGCTTATTGAAGATGGTGATGATTCAGGCCTCAGTGATGCGGCTGCTGTAAGTGATGACTTCTTGGTCGGAACTGAAGTTGCTACTCTTTTAGATACTTCTCAAACAGTATCTAAGATCGGTTATGTAGGGAAGAAACAATTTGTGCGTCCTTCTGCAGTTACAGACAACAGTGCTAACCTAACGGTTGGTATTACGGCTGTACTGACGAAGAAACGTCACAATGACCCAATTACGGCTGCGTAATTGATTACACGGTGGGGGCTTCGGCCTCCACCTCTTAATTAATCCCAATAGTGAGGAAAAAATGAAACTAGAAATTCTTAAAACTTTCAAAGGTAGAGATGGTTTAGTGGTCAAAGACTATGAGCAGGGTAGCACCTGTGAAATGGGAGAGGAACTTGCTAAGACAGCCCTAAAACAAGGATGGGCTATCAAGGTGGAGACTAAAAAGGCTGAAGCTATTAAGGAAGACACCGATGAAGGAGAAAAGGACGAAACGCCTGAAGAGGTTGAACCAGTTGAAGAAGAAGCTCCGAAAGAAAAGAAGGGAGCGAAAAAGAAAGCTGGCAAAACATCTAAAGGAAAATAAGTAAACTCTTAATCAATGAGGTCTTAAGATGTCAGGAAATGTAATAAATGGTTTTGAGCAAGCGGGATCAGGTGGAAATAACGTCCTTCGGCTCAATGATAAAGCAACACCAAATGCAATAACCTTCGCGGCTGCAGCTGGTGGGGCAAATGTGTCAGAAATAACTCTGACTGTTAACGATGCAGAAGGTGTAGCTTATGCTGGGCCAACCACCCTGTTGATCTGGTTGTCAGATGTAGCAACAGGTGTTGGGCTTACAAGCACGAGTGCTTCTGGTACTGTTACTGCTAAATCTGCCAGTGGAGAGGACTTTGGGGCAATAACCGCTAAAAAAGCTCTTTTCGGTCAGACTCTAGCTGATTCAACTTTCATTCTGGAAATCACAGATACAGCTAAAACCACATTCTTTGTATGTGCACAGAATCCTTTAACTGGGGAAACATTTGTAAGTGACCAGCTAGAAACAGCTGATTACGGTTCATAGATAACAGTTAGATAGAAGAAACCCAAAGCGGGGGCCTAACCGCTCCCGCTTTTTTAAATGAGAATGTAAAATGACCATCACAGTAGTAACGACAGCACAGAGTACAGAGCTAACGACCTTGGCAAATGTTAAGCTTGCTTTAGGTATTACTGTTACTACAAATGATACACTGATTGAACAGTATATAGATCGTGTTTCCAGAGCCATAACTGATTATGTTGGCCGTACTTTTGCGGCACAAGAAATTACAGAAACATTAGAAGGAAGAGCAAGCCAGAAACTTAGGCTTAAAAAATTTCCAGCTGTGTCCATAGTAGAAGTAAAACTGGACGGAACAGTTGTGGATGCTGCTGACTATGCTCTACAAGAGCCAGAAACAGGAATGATTTTTAAAGAAGATAAATGGGATGATACTTTTGCGAAATTTGATTACGCAGTCAGATATCAGTACGGGTATCAGTTGCCGAATGATGGAAGTGATTTATTTGGTGAAGAAGCATTACCTGACTCTATAGAACAGGCAGCTATCATAATGACATCAGCCATGTTTTTATCTAGAACGCGTGACCCAAGTATACAGAAAGAGGCAGTTCCACAAGTTTATAGCGCCACATATGGCGGTTCTGGTAGCGTAGCAACTATAGATACTTATTTTACTGCAGAAGTGCAAAATTTATTAGAGCCGTATAGAGCGTATAAAGTATGACGATACCGGACAGAGTAGCAACTATCATAAGAGAAAAAGGCCAGACAGTTACATTTCGAGAGAAAACAGCATCGGTTCTTAATACTTCTACTCTACAAAAAGCAATAACTTTTACGGATACTGTTGTAACTGCTCATCTCAGATTATACAAAGACAATGAATTGTCGGGGCTGGTACAAGAAGGCGATAAAGAGCTTCGCATAGGGGCAGAATCAATTTCTTTTGATCCTACGGAGCAAGACAAGGTAGTTATCAAGGGTGAAGAGTATAACATCGTTAGAATAGATTTAAGATCGCACGAAAATGTAGACGTAGAATATATAATTCAGATTAGAGGATCGAGGGCTAGACCAAATATATAAAATGGCAATTTTAAACCCAGAACAAATAAAGCGTGACATTGAACGCACTATCAAAAACAAGATAGAAAAACCTATTAAAAAGGTTATAGATGCCATAGTTACTGATGCTTTTATATTCATCACCAGCAACAGTCAAAGAGTAGGGGGGCAATTCGGTTCCCCAGTATTCACTGGGCAATACTATGTAAACCACAACATAACCTTAAACACTATTGATAGTACTACCACACTTATAGACAAATCACAGTTTGAGGATGGAGGAAATCTGCCGCCCCTACCATTTTCATTGGTAACTGATGTTTTAAGAAGATGGAAAGTTGGAGATACAATTTTTATAGCTAACTCAATACCTTATGCAGTTGACATTGAGTTTAAAAAGGCATCTTTCTTTAAAACTCCAAGCGGAGTTTATAGCGTAGCAGCTAGATTGATTAAGGTTAAGTTCAAAGACCTAACTCCAATTTTAGGAGTAGTTAACTGATGGCAGATAATACAATATTTTTAGACCCATCGGTCGCAATAATATCAAGATTTGATACTGAATACCCTCTTGCGGGAGGTTTGTTGCCCCGTATCATAGATAATGATGACGGGCAAACAGAAGATTTATCTGACGGCTTTATAAATTTAAGCATAAGATGGATTAGTTCGGCTTTCAATACCATTAACGGTGCTAACCCTCAAACACGTAGGCAAGGCCAGTTAAACATTGAAATACTGACTAAAATTAATGAGGGACCAGGGGAAGGTTTATCAGAAGCAGGGATTGTTGCTGAAATTTTCAGAGGACAATCCTTTTCAGATATGCTATTCTTTGATCCTAGTATTGAAACTATTAGAAGAGTGGAGCGGCCGGTCGGTCAAATGTTTGAAACTCCACTTATCTGCCCGTTTCAACACGACAAACACGTAACTATTCTATAATAACTAGAGGGTCGGTCTATGTTAGTAAAATTTCTTGAAAATAAAGGTTTTTGTGAAAAGGATCAGGTAACTGAGTTACCTGATAGCAAAGCGCAGGGATTGATTGGTCGAGGGCTAGTCAAGGAAGTGAAAGGGGTCGGTCAAAAAACTCCTTCTAAAACTGAGGGTAAAACCTCAAAATTTAAAAAGAAGTCAACTAAAGAAGGAGAAGATTGATGTCATCATCAAACAGAGAATCCATTTCTTTTGTTGCGGAGTCTAGTTTTGGGGTAACTCCTGGCTCCCCAACAGGACAATTGATAGAGTTTACTGATACAACTATCGGTCAAACTAACGATACTACTAACTCGAACACAGTACGTTCAGACACTAACAGGGCTGGTACAATCCGTACTGCTGTTAACCCTGGCGGTGATTTAGGTATTGAATGGCAATTTGAAGCGTATGATCCGTTTTTGGAAGCTGTTTTCAGAAATACATTCCCTGCGGATATTGCTTTTTCAGCATCTACAGTAAGTGCTGCATCTGCTGATAACTCATTTAACGATTCTGGTTCAGAATTTGGAAGTGTAGTAGCTGGGCAATGGATTAGAGTTGGTGGGTTTGCCACTAATCCTGTTAACAACGGCTTGTTTAGGGTAACTACAGCAACATCAGCTAAACTTGTTGTTACTGGTGCTACGTTGATTACTGAAGCGGCTGGTGACACAATCACCATGACAGGTGCGTTGATGAAAAATGCAACTACTGAGAAGTCGTTTACCTTCGAACGTAACTTTGAGGATATCGTAGGTGGTCAGTTCATATCTGTAACAGGTATGAGAGTGACTGATTTTAATCTAACGTTCCCACTTACTTCTATTGGTACTGGTACTATCAGTTATCTCGCTAAGATTGCTGCTGAAGCACAGAGTACTATTATGACTGGTGGGTTTACCCCGGCAATAAGTAATCCTAAGATCAATACGATAAATAACATTTCTGCTATTTATATCGACAATGTGTTGTCTACCTCAGACTTTACACAGATTGATCTAAACATAACTACCAACTCCGAAGCGTTGAAGAAAATTGGTGCTCTTGAAGCTATTGATGTTGACCAACGTTCTATTGGGGTGACAGGTACGATTGCTGAATACTTCGAGGACAATGATCTTTTGAGTAAAAACTTAGACTTCACATCGTTTAAATTTGCGTTTGTGACTGAAGACGATGATGGGAATGGTTATGTTTTCGATCTACAAGAGGTGAAGATCACTGGTGGTAACCCAGATAACCCCGGCATCGACCAAACGATTCAAGCCCCGTGGACCTATGAAGCCGTACTCGATACGACTACTGCAGCTACCATATCGGTAACCAAGGTTCCTGTGTAGAACAAATACTCTTGGTACGAAGAGTTGTATTTATGGCTGGTGGCGTACCTCACCAGCCTTAATAAGTGAGGGAAACTTATTATGTCTATTTATGATACTTACGAAGTTGATCCGTCTGCAGAGGCAGATGGGGTTTGGATTGATAGCATATCTGATCCAGAAAAATTTAAGATCGCTGCATTTGATAATGAAAATTTCC